ATCTAGAAGTGTATCACGAACATAATCCAGAAGATCATCACGACCCAACTCCACTTGAAATGTATTGTGATGTGCATCCTGATGCAGATGAGTGCCGAGTTTATGAAGATTGAACCAGTTTAACAACTGGTTGAGCACCCTTGACAGGTGCTTTTTTTATTGCTATGATGTATGAAATCAATGAACAAAGGAATGGTCTGGCACTACATTCTGATTAATCTTTCTACTGGTGTTTTCTTTTACGGACAGACAGAAGAACACCGTAAAGAACTTCGCCATAAAGATAGAGAATATACAAAACTAATTGCATCTTGGCAAGTTCAGGGGCACAAACATCATACTATTTGGTTTGAGATTCCTAAAGAAGGAACTCACTTAGACAAACTCATTCACCCAAAGATTGATGTTCTTTCCATTGTCAAACCCAACCCAAATCGTGGAAATAATGAGTGTTTTCAGCTGAATAGTATCAAAGATATTGACATCCTTACCAAAGAAGTTGAGCAGATTGTATGGAAACAATTTAAGGGTAAGAAGGAACGTATTCAACTTAATCTTCGTTATCCTCAACAGATTTTCCGAGACAAAGTAAATCATGCTTTTTCTCAAGGATTTAAGTCAATGCTTCTGTGTGCTCTGATGCGTACAGGTAAAGTTGTCATGTGTAATCAGGCAATTGTTGATCATAAGTTCAAGGTATCCCTTGCAATTTCCCGTATTAAATCTCCTGAGCAATCTTGGCAAGAAGATACTGAGAATTTCGATGCTTTTGCGAATATTGAATATATTCGCATGGGAAATAATAAGTGGAAAGAAAAGGTGGAAGAAAGTCTTCTGAAAGGACGGCAAGTTCTTCTCTTTACTACAGCACAATATCTGATCAATAAACTTCATCTTTTCTATGATATTGATGTAGATCTTCTTATCTTTGATGAAGTTCATGTTGGTGGCAAAGCAGAAGAAATCTCCAATATTCGTCGGTATTTTGACCAATCTTATGTGATTGATGTTTCTGGTACTGCTTTTAACTATATTGAGCAGTATGGTGATACCAATCGTTTTGTGTGGACTTACTACAACAACGTAAAATACTGCGTTGAAAATAATCTTCCATACTCAAAGATCAATCTGTCTGTTGCAAAGTATGATACTGAGTTCAAACAGTATCATCCAGATGCACCAGATTCAATCACCAATCTTTTTGATTTAAATGATGATAAGGATGACTTTAGGTATCCTGCTCTCGTCATGTCATTTATTAGTGAGCATTTAATTGTTGGTAAAAATCCTAAACTTCTTGCATCTCAGTACACTCTTTGCAATTCCAAACACATCTATTGTGCTCTCCCTTCTATCAAAGCATGTGACCTAATTTGTGAATATATTAAGAAGTCTGATTGCATCTATGAACCCATGAGTTGTCATGGTGATAGCAAGAAAGGATTTGTGGAAATCAATGCTCATCTGAAGCGTTATTCTCACACTATTTGCTTCACTGTTTCTGCAAATGTTCTGGGTGTTACTGCACCATGGGATACTGTTATGTTCCTCAGTACAGGAGAATCTGTCTCTCAGTTCCTTCAGATGGCACTACGGGCATCATCTAATCCTGAAAAAGATGCGTTGGTGATTGATTTTGCGGCAGAACGTGGTCTTAAAATCATGCGTGACTATGATCTGTTGACTTACTCAAGCTCTAACAGTGGTGAGCAACTTCTATCTGATGTTTCCTATCTGGATTGTTTCAATACTCTTGGATACAATACTGGATTTGAACCTCTTGACATCACTGAGATTGACAAGTTGATGGCATTGGACATCAAGGATGTGAGTAAAATCTGTGCTGGTGTCCCGATTAACAACGAAAAACTTTCTCAGTTTGATTTTGATGACATTGATTATCAAAAGAGTGGGCATCGTCCATATGAATATTATGAGGCAAATTCTAATGGTACTGATCAATCTAAGGCAAAACAAGTTTCAAAGAATGCAACTCAGAAGCAAATTCAAAATGAATTGAAGAAGAAGCGTGAGACTATTCTTGTTTTTCTCACTCGTTTTTCTAAAGTTGTTTTGATGGAACAGTTGGACGATCATAGAGTAGAAACTATTGATACTCTTCTTTCTTCTGAGTATTTTCAAGACACAGTAGATGTCCATCCAAATATAATTCGGGACATGATTGATCAAGGTATTCTTAACAAAAACATTATGAACTCCCGTATTTCTGATGTTAATTCTTGTGTTGCTAAGAATCTTGAAAACAATGTGATTGAAGCACTTGCATCAGTATCCAATTATGATGGTGTCCATCGTCCTATCCCAGAAGAGTGCTTTTATGCTATGATGAATGATACCTCAGTTAAGTGATGAATTACCTCGTTCTCTTTGATCCCGATGGTACTCATACCATGCGTCTGATTGTGGAGTATGGTATCAGTCCATCAAATGTTTATGTTTGGGATAATCTTTCAACACACCATTCTTTTTTGCAGAAACTTGCAAAAGTCTATAAATTTAATGTAATCGAACAAAATCTATTTACGGAGGATATTGATATGAAATTTGACAAAATTCTATCTAATCCGCCATATGACGATGGAATGTATGTAAGGACAATGAAACTAATTCCAAATCTTCTTACGGAAGATGGAGAGTTTCAGTTTCTTATTCCTAATAAGATCTTAATTCCATATACCAAAGGGGCAACTTATGCGAAGAATAATCTTCGCATTGATAGGATTGATTTGACTTATGGTGAATCATTTGTTGATTCGATTGAAGGTACTTGGGTATGTAATGTTGTGGGTGGATTGGGTAAGACTATGGATAAGTTCCCTCTCGTTCTTCCTAATGGAGATACTGTAGAGACTGACTTTGATTCTCCTAATCCTGTGATGGAGATGAGTCTAATTGATTTTACCCTTCACAATAAAGTTATGCGTAATGACAACAAGTTTGTTATGCATAAAAAGGGAAAAATTTCTGCCAAATACTTTGCATATATTCGTCCTACTGCTAAGCGAGTCAACAATAAGCTGCGCTATCATGGCGTTGCTAATCAATGGGTAGAGGGACTAGAAAATGGATTTTATCAAGAGTCTAATAGTGCAGAACAAGCAGAACGGATGTTGAAGATTTACACAGAATCTGAACTTTTCCGATATATTTCCTATTGTAATATTGGATTTACCATGATTAGTCGATTTAATAAAGAGTTCCTTCCTAACATTGAAGATTGCTGCTATAATAGTGAGCAAGACGTTTATGACTTCTTCGGTGTAACTGAAGATGAGAAGGAGCATATTCGTGGAGTTCTTGCAAAGAAAAGGAATAAGCATCACTGATGAGTACAAAAAACAAACATAATCAACAACTTGGATCTCATATTGAGAGATCTGACGATAGAATTCGACAAACTGGAGAGGTATTTACTCCAGAGGAATGTGTCCATAAGATGGTAGATTCACTATCAGAATCTCAATTGAAGACTGACATGTTTCTTGATTATTGTGCTGGAAACGGTAACTTTTCATTTATTTTGATTGATCGTGGTGTTCCCCAGTCTCACATCTATGGTGTAGAGTATATGGAGGATAATTTCTTTGAATTGTGCAATCGTTTGGGTGTTGGTGGGCAATGCTATAAACTTGTCAAACCATCTCTGTTTGACTATGAAGAAGTAAAAGATTCTTCTGAGAAAGTTATCTTGAAGAAGGGTAATTACCTTCGGTGTGATGTGTTTTTTCCTGACTTTCAACTATTATTTGATGAAGAAGGCAAATTGGGGTATAGTTGGGTGCCAGTTCACTAAACTGTCCACTCTGCCCCCGACTCTGCCTCACTCTGCCCTATAATAACTTCAGTTCAAACAAACACATGGGCACTCGTTCACTGATCGGCAAGCAACTTAACGATGGTAGCATCCTCGGTGTCTACTGCCACTATGATGGTTATCCTGCCTATAATGGTCGTATGCTGCGTGATAACTTCGACACCGCTGAGAAAGTCAACAAACTGATTGACGGTGGTGATATGTCTTGCACTTGGACTAATGCAGGTTGGAACAATGAAACTCTGCCCGAATCTGGCCCTCTCTATTACACCATGCGTGGTGAATCTATGGAAAGTGTTGCACCCCAACTCTACAAAGATCTGAATGAGTTCTTGTGTGCTGCCGATGACAACTACGGTGCAGAATATACTTATCATTTTGTAGATGGTGAGTGGGTGTGTCACAAACTCAATGCTGGTCCCGATCGTCACATGGTCAAGCAAGAAGAAATCCCTGCCGGACCAGTTGCATAAGTGTCACATGGCATCCTGAAACCCCACCAGGATGCCCTATAATAACTTCAGTTCAAAGGAACATAAAATTGCAAGCATTCCCAACTCTGTTCAACAAAACTTCCAATGATCTTCCAGAAAGTTTAGATGAAAAATCTATGATTGATATTTGCAATCAATATCAAATTGATTATGAATATCATAAAAGACATAGACATACTTTGATTAGATTTTATCCTATCAGATCTGAATTTATTGATGTAGATAGTTTTACATCTGAAATTGGACCAGAACTTGCATTTACTCAAGTAAAGTATTATTGGGACGGGGAAAACTATATTAAAAATAATAGAGGATTTGAATTTTCAAATAAAGATAATTGTTATGTTTCTACAAAAAAATACTACGTTTATATAACTGTGGGTGAAGATGGTAGACTTTATGTTGGAAGTTATACCAGTTATGATAATTTTGAAAATGATAATTACTATGGATCATTTACTGATAAAACATTCAAACCAATTAAAAAAATTAAAGTGTGTGAGTGTTCTTCAAGAAATGAAGCATATGAAAAAGAAGGTGAATTACAAACTATCTTGGAAGTGGACTCCAATCCAGATTTTGCTAATAAGTGTATACAATCTGCAGTTATGTCCAGTTGACTGACTGTCCACCAACTGACCCATAGGGTACTGGATGCCCTATAATACATTCATACACAAGGGAACCACCCATGACCACCACACTCCGTCAAGACTTCTCCGACTTCTGTGCTCAACGTGATGCACAGAACACCATTCAACTAAATGTTACAAAGTGGTGCTACATGCTGTGTGATGCACTGCTGAAGAACTACATTGATTACAGCATTGCTTCTCACAAACGTTCTGTGTATAAGGAGGTGAATGTTGATTATCATCAAGCATGTATTGAAGACCTGAAGAATGGTCAGTGTGGTTATGAGTTTACTGTAGAGTCTGGTCGTAAGTATCACAAAATCATGATGAGTGCCAATGGTTCTCGTTCTGTTCATGCTTTTGTTGATAAGAAGACTGGTGAAGTGTATAAACCTGCCAGCATCAAGTCTCCTGCCAAAGGTGTTCGTTATGATCTGCGATTGATCAAAGATCGTGAGTGGTTGCTGGAAAATGCAGATTGGGCAGGTTCATATCTTTATGCACGGTGATGTGCTATAATTAAACAGTTCAATTCAGAGGTTATTATGAACAATCAACGTCATTATCATACCGAAAGTGAGCGTAAGCAACTTGATGGTCTTGTCCATGATGCAGAAGCAAATGGGTGGAATGTATCTAAGTTAAATAGAATGAAAACCCGAGCAAACAATCTTCCTGATGATTCTCTGATTACTGATGATGTTGCATGAAGTATACTAAAGAACAACTTGTAGACGCACTCTGTGCAGAATGGGATTGGTTATGTCACGATGATTTTGATCCTGAAACTGATCCCAGTCCAGAAGAGTTTCGTGAATCAATGGAGAAACTGACGGCAGAACAACTGATTGAAGAAACATGGACTGATGAAACCTTCACATTGGAAGAATATATGGAACGTTATGGATGACTGCAACTCATAAACTTATCTTTATCTCAAGTTTTGTTTGGTTTCTTCATTGGGGAACATGTCTTACTTCACTCATAACGGATACGGTTATTCTAAGAGACTCTGTGAAGATGCTACCAGTTGGTTTCTGAATAGTTTCTTTCCCAATCATTCAATCGGTCTTGACATTGACCATAAAGGTCTAAAACGTGATAATGTTGTAGGTTATTGCGACACCATTGATCATTCTTACCGTCCACGTTTGTTTCTGATTGAACTTCAGGCAAACATGGATCGTGAATTGTATCTAAAAACTCTTTTTCATGAACTGACTCACCTGGCACAGTGGGTACGTGGTGATCTACGGTTTCGATATGGAAAATTGTGTTTTTATAAAGAACCAGTTGAAAATTATGATTATGAAGATCAACCACATGAAATTGAGGCACGAAGAGAGGAAGATAGACTATACAATTGGTATCTAAATGATAAAAGAAGTGTGGCAGAAGCAGAAGTGGCACAGCTCTTTGCCAACCGACTGACCAGTGCCCTATAATAACAAAGTAATCAATCAGTCCCACATCGGGCAATGAGTATTATGTTCCAATCCGATCTTTCTAACGTCCGCGAACTTCGTCAGGACATGACCAATAAAAACCTGGCAGAGTTTCTTGCACATACCGAATCTTTTACTGACAAAGATTTGAAGAAGTTTGTGAATTTCAAAGCACTAGATCGTTTGTGTAATCGACTGGGTGAAACTCGCGATGAAGTTTATCAATCTTGCAAAGGAAACTATCGTGATGCTATGATGGTTGCCAATAACATTGCAATTCTTTCTTCCCGTCAAGGATCGAAAGATGAGCATCATGTCCTCAATGAGATCAACAAATTTACCTCTCAAAAGGGCATCAATGTAGAACCTCTTAATAATCAGGATCTTCGTCCTCTTATCGACAGCCCTAAACTTCTTACCAAGGAAGAATATAAACTGCTTCAAGAGAATGGACTTGGCAAATATGAGTGCCTTAAGTCTATTGATGGTAAAATCTCTGGTAAGGTTCATGGATATATCTTTGCCAAAATTGTGTTTGGTGAAGGTGGACATCAAGATAATGTGTTCCACGAAGCAGCAAGTTTCGGCAATTGGGCACAACAATATGGAGAAAGTGATAAAATCTATGTCATCCTGATTGACACAGATCTTGATAAGAAGTATAATGAACTGAAGCAACGATTTGATAATGGCAACGTCTGGGTTGTTAATCACGTTGAGTTTCAACAACGTCTTAGTATTAACTGAACTCATTTATCAAACAAATTCCATGAACAAACAACTCCTGGGTCAGTTCTATACAACAACTGACCCCTTTTCTATTTCAGATGCCTTCAATGCCTGGTTCAATATGGTTCCCGAGGATGAGACTATTCTAGAACCATTTGCAGGTGCTGGACATCTTTTTTCATACATCAATCGTGATTGGAAAGGATATGACCTAGAACCAAATCATCCAGAAGTTGAACAACAGGACACACTGAAAGATTTCCCTACTGGTTATAGAGTTTGTGTCACTAATCCTCCATATCTTGCGAAGACAGTTGTATCACGGAAAAAACTACCTGTTAATCTAACTCATGAAGATCTATACCTTGATGCACTACAACAGTGCTTAGATCATTGTGATTATGTTGCTGCAATTATTCCTAGCACATTCTGGAATCAGAAACTATTCAAAGATAGGTTGTACGCCTGGGACAAATTTGATATGAAGTTGTTTTCAGATACTGATGCACCAGTTGGTGTTGCTTACTTTGTACCAAAGAAAGTAAATAGAACTCGCACATTTGTTAATGGTAAAGAAATCTACCTAAATCCTAACAACACACCTATAAAAACTCATTTTCCTTGCATTTTCAACCCTCCTGACCTAGCACCCGTCCTGGTCAATGGAATTGACACCAATATGCAAAATAACATTCATTTGCGTATGTTACAAGAAAGTGATATACCATCACTGGTAAATGCAGAAGGTATATGTAAAACTACCAACCGTAATCATTTCCCTATATTATCGGAAATGCTACGACCCGAAGATCTGCCCGCAATCAATGAGTTAATCAATCAATGGCGTGAAGAAACTAAAGATTTCTTTATTACCAGTTTTAAGTCTCCTATGGCATCAGGTAAGTATCGAAAACGTATATCATTTTTAGAGATTAGATGGTTATTAGACAAGTATTACTGTGCCACCTTCTAAACTGTCCACTCTGCCCCTGACTCTGCCCCACTCTGCCCTATAATAAGAGCATCGACAGGGAGACACTCCATGGGCAACACTCACGTTTTCTACAAGGTTGAGATCGACACCAAGGATGCAGTGCAACCCATCATCTATTTCCGCAGTGCCAAGCGTTGTAAGACTGCCAAGGGTGCCGACCGTCAGCACAATCGCATGGTGAATGAGACTGTGGAAGCATGGCGTCAGTTTGATGGTCAGATCCTTCGATACACCGTCTCCCGTGTGCCAGCTGACGTAGTGGTCCATGGGGACATCCGTTGACCCCTTTCTGCTCTATAATAAGTTCATCAACGCAAGACACCCCATGCAACTCCAGACTTCTGCCACTCAAGTTGATTTTTATCCCGTTGGCACCGGTAAGCGTTTTGTGAAACGTGTCATCTGGCACCCCACTGAAGAGATTTCTCAGCAGATGACTTCTTTCACCACCCGCACCAAGTCTGATGCAATGTATGACATCAATCAGTATCTTGCCAATGGTGCGACTGTTATTGATTTCAATCTTGAAGAATACAAAGGTGATGACTATTCTCCCGTCTACTGCTGAAAAAAACAAGGAGTTTGTTGACTTTCTGTTTGGCAAACTCCTTTCTCATGTTGACACTGACATGATTGATTTACAGGATGATGATTCATGCTGTGATCATCTACACTTCGAACAACTCTCTCTTTTCTCATGAACGTGAATTTTTCTGGTGTATTTCTGACTGTTGAGGGACATGAATGTGTTTATACGATTTGTAGTGAAGGAGAACTTTTCTGTGCTCCAATACTTCAAGGAGGTGCGGTTGATTTTAATGAGTTTGATATAGTTGACTTTTGGGAATCTGATGTTGATGCAGAAGAACTAGAGAAGATTCAGAGCACATTGATTGATATGATGCAATGTGCCGGACTTTATTTCAAGCAACCACTGACAGTATGAAAATGAAAAGCATTTCAGTTGAACGTCTTGAGTATCTGATAGAGAGACTTGAGAATGCGGTTGAGGTATGTTATACCGCACCTGAGGATAAGGAAAAAGGTTATCCTTATGCCGCTGGTTATGCACGTTCTTGTTTGCAAGAGACTGCCGAACAACTCAAGGAACTGATCAACAACGAAACCGGAGATTTGTACTGATGACTGCTATCACACCGATGACGAATCCTACTCTGTGGTATTCATGGTATGAAATTGTAAAGGAGGATGCACCTGAAGTTCTGGATGAATTTCTAGAGAACACTGCTGCAAAGATGGAGTTACCGGTTGATTATTTGATGCAGGAGTTTTTGTGAAAGAGAAAGAGAAGTTAGTGATTGCCCAACAGCAAGTTTCAAATCTAATAAGTTTATTAGAAAATAATCCATATGAGCAATATTTAAATTTAAGACTTACATCAGTTTATTATGAACTCCAACGACAAATTTCTTTATATTCTTGATTATTGGGTACCATTTCCTGTATCAGAGTATGGTGGATTGATCACATTAATTGCGGAGAGTGATCAGGATGCATTTGATATTCTTTCAAATGAGGAGCAATTGGAAAGTGATTATGGACATTTAATGATGGAAAAGATTATCAATGCGACGAAGTTAAAGTTGGCGGAAGAACATGAATCTGGTATAATAGATGTATTCTGTACTTAATCAAATGGCACAAGGTTTTACGATTAAAGAAAATCAACCAAATCTTTATAAGATTGAAAAAGAATACACAACAGGATGGGTATTGATTCAAACAAACCTTACACAAGAACAATGTAAGAAGCAATATGATTCACTGATAAATGATGGTGTTTCACCACAACGAATTATGATTACTCGAATTTTATGATTGAATTTCCACATCAATCCCCAAAAGGTTATTCTTATGAGATTCAACAGTTCAAGCGTCATGTATATGCTATTTGGATTGTTAATCACGGGGAGTTTTCTTATACAGATACACCTCCTAAATCAATCTGGGGATTCTATTCATCAAAGAAGAAAGAGTATTATGCTCCCATCGATTCAAAGAAAGTTGGTGCCATAGTCAGAATTGAAGATACAACTCCTTATAGTGCAATGCAACTCAAACTCACACCATTAGAACAATGTATGTACCAGAAATAGATGATTATGTTATATGGAAACGGAAACACTTTATTGATGAAGGGTGGGTGTATTTCAAGTGTCCGCAATATATTACAATTGAAGTTGGAACAAAGGATAAGCCAGATGAATTAGTATCTAAACATAAGAAGACACATATACTTGTAGTTTGTCATTCACAATATTGGAAAGATCTTGAATATGTCAAGAACCGAAGAAATGAAGAAGATACTTAAGAACATCGATAGTGGTAACTTATTCCTTATACCAATAAAAACCTTTCCAACTATACTTACGGGGATTGTTTAATGATTTTCTTAAACCACTATCACTTCTATCTCCACCATGAATACGAACTGCTTCACTAATACTTTTATACGTGGGTGTTCTTAACCAGTTGATTTTATGGATACCATATACACTTGTATGACGTTTGGATGGTTCTAATCTCTTCCATAAGTAACCGTATGCTTTGTATCCATTATCTGCCGCACGAATAATATTACCACATTTCTTTCTATTATCAGTTAATTCTATTGCAGCTTCACTTGCACTCTCCCATATTCTTTCTTCTCCCGTTTCTATATTAACACTCATAAGTTGTGCTCTAAAATGTTTACCATTACCACGATTTTCTTCTAAATGAAATCCCCATTTATTATTAGATAGTGATTCTTTCATAGAAGAACTAATATTATCGTTATGTTCTTCAGTATTAATTTGTTTTGATTTTATATCTGATAGTTTATCTTTTGTTTCTTGACTAAGGATAGGTCTATTACCACCTGATGTAGCATTATATCCTTCTGCACTTTCAAAGGTATTATATTCTTTAATAAAATATTGTTCTCTTTCATCTAACTTATTCACATCACATTCTTCTAATTCTCTTATCATAAAGTTGTGATTTCCGTGCTTTCTCATAGCACGATGTAATGGATATGGACTCATGCGTCTAGATTCATCAATATGTTGTTTCCATCTGTTATTCACGGTTTGAGTTGTCTGTCCG